ACTTTGCCATTACAAATCTCCTTACGTGTAGACGAGGACGCGGAAATCCACGCTGAGATACAACGTGTCGTTACCGTCGACGGTTCCGATTCCGTTCGCTGATTCCACGATGCACGTATCGCAAACGCCACCGAGCGTACGGTCAGCTTCGATGGCGGCGCGGATGCTTCCGTCACCGTAGGATAGGAACGTGTCAAGCTTGTCTTCGGCGGCACGCTCGGAAGCGCGACCGACGACGACCGTGAGGTCATACGTCTGCAAGATTGATCCGCTTCCCATCGCTCCGTGATACGTGACGCTCTGCAGGGATGGGAACGCGAAGGGTGCGTTCAGGTTATCGGGTTGACGATCATAGGTTCTGAGGCCCGTGATGGTGCCGACTGCAGCTGCGAGGGCGGTCTTGACCTGACCAACGGTAGCCGTCACCGGAACAGCCGCATCTTCTTATACGGATCAACGAGCATCTGGACATCAGCGTCAAGGAAACGCGATACGCGGACTACTCCGAAGTCGCCGAAGCCGGCGACGCCGAGGGGACTGTCATACCTCTTGAAGTGTCGCGCAGCTTGCAGGATGGTGGCCTGCTCGATGGCATCCGGGACGGCGGGCCAACCATAAACGCCCGTGACCTTCACGAGTGCCTGCTCACCGAGTGCCGCACTCAGCACCGGGAATGCATAATCACCGACGGCTCGGATGCGGCTGTAAGGGAAGATGATGCCGTCAAGGACACCGTTCAGCGGCTCCAGCTGATAATCCGTAATGGCGAACGTGACGTCGAACACTCCGTCCGCTTGCGTACTTGTCTGGATCGTGATTGCCGTGCCTGCGAGATCATCGACGGGGCAGTAGAGCGGATCGGGCGCTGTGAAAAGGCGCGCGACGGTGCCGGACTGATAAAAGTTGCGGGCCGTGTAACCATCGATCAGGCGCGATGCCGCTTCGATGCTGCCCTCGATCAGGGTGTCATCGGTGGAGTCGGTGATCCGCAGCGCGGCCTTCACTTGTGCGAGCGTGCAGTATCCATTCGTGATCGCCATAGATACAGTCTACAGCGTCGTCGACAGGTTCTCGCCGTGGAACCTGTAGAGCCAAGTGACCTCGGGAATACACGCGAAGCTGGCACCCGCATCGAGGGCGCGTAGCCAGAAATCCCAATCCTCGAAGCTATGCTGCGCGTCGGCTCGCCAGCCCAGTTCGGCGCACAACTCGGAGCGGATAAGTGTGGTGGCCGGTATGTAGTTGCCTTGACGCAAGCGTTCCGCGTCGAATGGCGCATTCGGGTTCCACGCGCCGCGGCCTTCCACTTCACAATACGTGTAGATGATGTCAGCGTCGAGCCGCGTCGCCAGCGTTTCAAGATGGTGAGGCAGCATGATGTCATCATCAGCGATCTGTGCTACCCATTCGGCGCCGGCGTCAACGGCTGCGCGGGCGAGAGTGTTCAGGCACGCCGCCGGGCCTCTCCGCTCGTGATCAATGTGAATCAAGTGCGCTACAGGCTTGAGCGTTTGCTCGGAAACACTGTTCACGCACTCAGCGCGCAGCTCGGAACGCTCCGGCAGGCTAGGCGTCACGACGACTATTCGGGCAGCAGATCCCACACGACCTCCGCAGGTTCGACGCCAACGAGTAGCGCGCGGCCAGCCGTATCATCACCCGTATTGGAGTAGCGCTTGACGTGCTCAATGAATGCGCCACGGACAGCCCAAATCGGTACTTCTGATTCTTGCAACCTGCAGCACAGGTGATAGTCGGATTGTGTTCCGTTGCCGACATCAACGATTCCGAACGGGAACCTAGTCCACAAGTCGCGACTCATGAACGTGAGACAATGCCCGGCGAACCACGAACGAATCAGCGGATCTGGGCGCGCCTCGAGGTCTGCCTTCGTGATGAAGGAGTAACAATCCATTGTCGCCTCGTGCTGAACCTTCAGCGGATGCGTGCTTAGGTTCACGCGATAATCCTGCTCACTGAGGTTGCAGTACCCCGTGTAGACAGCGCCCGGCTCGTGCGCGTCGAGTATTAGATTGAGCGCAGCTTGGTCGGGCCGAGCATCATCCGAGATGATTCCGATGAGGTCGTGCTCGGATTCGGCAACGATGCCGGCGATGACGTCAACGAGTTGGCGCTCGGTGTAGTTCTTCGCCCAGACCTTATTGATCTTGAGCGCTGAGATAGCGTCGACACATTCTGTGATGCGTCGCGGGTTCATCACGATCAGTAGTGGCTTAGGCAATGGTGGCCCAGCGCTTACGCATATTTTCGCGCTGCCCCAATAATCTGCCCCAGCGTTCCCAGACGTCAGCGCCTAGCATCGTCGCATGATAGGCAGCTGGCAGCGAATCGTCGCGGTGCTGATTCGACCCGAGCAGGCGGGCGGGCGCGCCTGCGACCTTGGCGAACGGCACGACATCCTTGACGACGCTTGAGTTGAATCCGACCATCGCGCCTTCGCCGATGATAGTCCATGGATGAGTTACGACGCCCTGCCCGAACGTCACTACCTCATCGATGATTGTGAATCCTCCGAGGATGCTGAAACTACCGAGCGTCGCCCCATCACCAATCTGCGAGTCGTGGGCGATATGCGCGCCAGCCATCAGCAGCACATCTTCGCCGATCATTGTTTCGCAGGTGAGGCCTTGATGGACTTGTACGAATTCTCGAATACATGCACGATTTTTGATACGGACGCCGACGGCTCGGTCGGGAGAGTTGAGGCTGCACGGATACGATCCGCGATGCTGTGCTGGCGCGCCGATGACCGCGTGCGCGCCAATGTAGACGTCATCGCCGATGCAGAGTGGGCCGGTGAGAACTGCGTACGGCTCGATCTTGACATTGTTGCCGATCTTGACATCTCCACGAATCTTTACGGTCGCGTCAATCATGCTGCTGAAATCTCCTGTAGGGTTGCCGTCACTCGGTGCTCTAGGTTCATATCGTGATCGCCGCTTGTGATGCGTCGCGACATATCCTTGAGACTAAGCTGCAGCGGCGTCTGATCGGAAGTGGTAACGAGTTGATTCCACTCGCCGGAGTCACAAGTTCCGGTGACGCGCAACCATCGGCGCGGCTCTGTCGCGTCCGTACGCGCTTTCAGTATCGCTGCTGCATCATCCGTTTCGAGATGGACGAACAGGTGGTGGTCGCCGGCGTCGACGCTGGCAACGCGCCAAGCTTGTGGACTGAGCGCGTGCAGTAGCGCGATGTCGTGAACCATCACGTCGGAAAGGATTGAAGCGGTTGATCGCGTCCCGACCGAGAACCGTTCCGCCTCCACGCTCATGATGTTGCCGCGCTTGTCAGAGGCGTCGAGCATCCGCTGGAAGGGTGCAGCGTGCCGCATCGTGTAATCAATCACTGCGACGCGGCGCTTCCTGCGCGCGAGCGCATCGATGCTTTCCAGATCCGCTATACGCATCACGCCCGGCTTGGCCATCATGACGTTCGCGTGGCGGGAAAGAGCCATCAGGGCGGCCTCATACTGCGTTCCGATTGGCGAAGCGATCACGACGAGATCGGGCGGCACAAAATCTAGAGCATCCTGAAGGGTGCGGAACGTATACAGGTTGGCGGAGCGTGCAGCTTCGCGCCGACTAGCGGAGGGGTCATGCACTCCGGCGACGAAGTATGCTGGATCGGCGAGCAGGTTGCGCGTCAACACTTCGCCCCAATAACCGTAGCCCGAGACGATGGTGCGGATTACGCCCACGAGTTCGCTAGCCTGATCTTGAGATCCCACTCAGCATCAACGGGTACGCCATCCTCGCTGACGCCTTCCCACCGATCCCTGAAGATCGCGTTATTTGCGCGATGCGTGCGCTTATTGCCTTGCAGGTAATCTTCTGACGAGTTGATGGTGCTGGAGTTCTCGTGCTGGACGTGCGCGCCAGACGAGCGGAACTCAATACCCCGGTTGATTGCGCGGGCCTGCCAATCAACATCCTCCATGTAGGCAGGGTAGAATCGTTCGCAGAATAATCCGACACGGCTGATCGCTTCTGCGCTGATCCAAGTGCAGCACCACGGCGGAACGCCTGCCTGCACAACTTCCGCGCCTTCCGTGTCGGCGCTGAAAGCTTCGTAAGCACCATCCGTGAACCATGCATCAGAGTTGAGTAGCAACCAGCCGTTCGCGTGCGCGGTTGCCTTGATTCCAAGATTCCAACTCGTCGCGACACCGAGGTTGGAAGGCATCGGCCAAACGTATACGCGCCCTACATTCTGGATTGCGCCATTTGCTGACCAAGCCCTGACGTCATCATCCGATAGTTTCCCACCATTGTCGATAACGATCAACGTGTCAACGCTGCCGAGGCTGCGCACGGCGCGCTCAAGTAGGTCGTAGCGGTTGAGCACCGGGATGATGACCGTTTCGATCATGGCTGCCACGCCGCCAGCTGCTCAAGCGCCGGACGCCAATACTTCGCATACACAAGATCAGCGTCATAGTCAGCAGCGAACGCCACTGCCTTTTCGCTTGTGCCGCGCTGGGCCGCGTACGCATTTTCCAGCGAGTCCACGATGCGTGGAATCATCGGAGTCGCGAACCACGCTTCCTGAAAAGGATCCCACAACGGCTGTACTTCGACTGCCCACCCATCACCGACGAGTTCTGTCTGGGCTGTCCAATCACTGACGATCACGCGGGTTCCGCACGCCTGCGCCTCGATCACGGGAACGCCGAAGCCCTCACCTGCTGATACAGCGAGCAGCACATCCGCGGCGGTGTAGAGCGCGGCGAGCGCCTGCTGGGGAAGGTTCATCTTGTAGAGGTACTGATCAACGAAGCGCACCTGATCCGGCGCGATGCCACAAGCTTTGATCAGTGCTGGCAAATCAACGCCCGTTGAGATTGCGGATAGTTCCGTATGCAGATACAGCACCGCATCAGGATGATTCTTCGCGAAGATGCCGAACGCCAGCAGGTTCTCGCCGAAGCATTTACGAACCGGGGTGCGGCCCTTATTGGCTGAGTTCATCATCACGACGAAACGATCCTCGTCAACTCCGATCAGTTCGCGGCCTGTGACGGAACGGCCTTCAGCGTCGGCGAATGATGGCGTCGGTCGGAACACGGGTTCGACGGCGTGCGGAATGTAAATGGATTCGACGCCGCCGTCTGCAAACATCCGCTCGGCGAAGCGACTCATCGCCAACGCCTTGACGTTCGGACGGTTCACCCACGCGGCAACCTTCGGCGGTGCAGGCTGATGGTCGACGGGTGCCCACGCCGCAATCTTCGGGATGTCGCGGATGCCGGGATTCTCAAGCGCCCACACATCGAACAGGACGACGACGAGGCTCGGCAGGTCACTGCCATGCGCCCAATGCTGAGAGTGGGCCTTGAGGATGTCATCGGAATACCCGCTCGACCCAGTCGGGTACAGCTTCACGCCGCCCATCCATGAAGTCTCCGCACCCTGCAACCCGTAGTTACACGCGATGGCGACCTCGTGCGTATCAGCAGCCATCCGCGACACAACCTGCGCAGTCTGCACGCCGTAGCCCGTAGGGGCGAACGGCGCATTCGAGCTGAAGAGGATACGCTGCCTCGTCACACTCGGCGGCTCAGAACCCGCCTCGGGCGGAGAGCCGCCGCCTTTCGCAAGCTTGCGGCGAGTTGCCCTGTTCGTCATGATCCCTCCCGATCAACGTAGTGGCTACCCGGCATCACCGCCGGGTAGCCACCGATTGTACCTATCGGTTAGGACGCGCCACCGATGAAGTGATTGACGTGCGTCGCCTGCGGCAGGTTGCCGTCGAGGCGGTAGATCACGCGCAGCGTAACGAGATCAGTGGAGAACGCGAAGTCGTCCGACCGATCCACGCGGATGCCGCCTACCGTGCGCACGTAGTACGACGGCAGGTGTCCGAAGAGGACAGACTTGGCAGCCGTTCCAGCGTCCGCGATGGCGGGATTCTCGTACAGCGGGTACCCGAGAAGGGTATCCGGAGTGCCGACGGCGAGCGACGGCTGGAAGACGTACTGACCAGCCGTGTCCTTCAGCTTGCGAGTCTTGCCGATCGAAGCGCCGTTCATCATGAAGCCTGCGCCCGGAAGCATCCGAGCCGCACCGTCCACGCTGTAGACGAGATCGATCAGGTTGTCGGCGGTGAACAGGCCACTCGTGGCCGTCGCGCCGGTGATGCCCAGCGTCGACGCGCCGACGATGCCCTGCGGCTCGACGGTACCCGTGCCGACCGTCAGCTTCGAGTTCACGTTGAACCCGATGCCCTGACCGACCTGATCGGCAAGGAAGCCGAGGATGTCGACGCCAGAATCCTCGATCATCTCACGCGAGACCTGCGTGATGTACGAGAACTTGAAGGCACTCATCGTGATGAACGCGGAGAATGCCGGATCGGACTCACCGATGGTTCCGGCCTGACTTGCGACCGTCGCACCGCTGTACGTGTTGATTCGCGGAATCTGAAGATTCTCGCCGCCAGCCGTCTCGATGATCGTCGAGGTGGCAAGCATCGGGCCGACGAGTCGGGCCTTGAGGATGATCTGATCGTAGAAGCTCGTAGGGACGGGAGCGCCTGTGTTTGACGTGAGGACGTCGCGCTTCTCGAAGTTGGCGCTGCGGATCTCGCCGCGGGTGAGGGCACGCACCATCTCGGTGTCGTCGGCCTCGGAAGCCGGGGCGACTTCGTCGGTGCGGACGTTGGCGGCCACGGCGTCGAGGCGCTGCGCGCGCTCTTCGTCCTTCGTCATCTGCTCGATGACGCGGGCGCGGTTGTCCATGTCCTCGGAGATGCGATCATAAATCACGTTCTCCTCGGCGGTCAGGTCGCGCGACTCAGCCGCAGCTGCGTCGAGCAGGTTCTTCGCCTCTTCCCACGCGGATGCGCGGAGATCGGTCTGTCGCTTGAGATACTCGTTCATGAGTGTCTGATCCTTTCAAGAATCAAGGGTTGGCCTAACGGATTCCGGCGCGGCTCCGCACCCGGCACGCCTGACGCGGCTCCGCAGATCAGACAACCCAAATAGTATCAGGCCAGAAGTGTGATCAGACGCGCGCGAAGAGGAGATCAAGCTGCTTACGCTTCATCTCAAGCGAGGCCTTCGCATCCGACCCGATGGTCGTATCGGCACGCAACTTCTGCACGACACTCTCAATCAGCATTGCGGCCTCATCATCAAGCATCTCGCCGGCCTCAAGTTTCGTGATCGCCGCATCCAACAGGGAAGCATCCGCGCCCGTCGCTGCCGCAAGATTCTCAAGGCTCCTGACGCCAGCACTCGTCGCCGCGTATGCGGGGAATGCCGTGACGATGGACACTTCATGCAACCGCACTTCGCGAAGCTCGCGCGTCGCACCATCCGGCGACCACGCATCGCCGCCCTTCGGCACACTGAAACCGAACGACATCGAATCAACATCACCGCGGCGCATCAGGATGGCCAGATCCTTACCATCCGTCGTCGGCGGCAGGTCAGCCTCGACCCGTAGCCCGTGACTATCCTCCGACAACCGCAGCGTCCCGGCGCGCTTCGACGCGAGCACCCTCGTCGTATCATGGTTCACGAACATCTTGATCTCATTCCGCGAACTGAGACTCGTCGCGAATGCGCCCGGACGGATCTGCTCGATGAATGGCAACGGCTCCGACGGCGAGTCGAACACGGCGGCGTAACCGGCGAAACGCATCCCCTCGGTGGCAACGTCTTCGCGAATCTCGAACTCGTTGACGGTGATGCGGCGCGTTTCGACGGTGCTGTTCATATGCTCAATCGTAGCACCGGCCCGTTCAGACACGACAATCACGCTACGCTCCTCCTCGCGAATCTGCTCCGCCTTACGCGCATACCATTCGATGGCGGCCTGCGGCGCAAGCGGGTTGATGCCCCACAGGTAGAACGCAACCGCCCCGGCACCGGGGAACCCATCCGCATCAGGGTCACGATTATCTTCCGCATCAAGGTCAACTAGGTGGCGCGCGGCCCACGCGCTCGCGCGGATCACCTTGTCTTCCGACACTTGCCCATCAGCCAACAATCGAGCCTCACGGATTGTGCGGGCGACAACGCCGTCGCCGGCCAAGCCATCAGCGTAGTATTCCAACCCTCGCGCTGCAGCTTCGCGGATATACTCGGGCAGCTCGAGGTTGACCTGTCGCTCGTCTAGGGTGCGCGTTGATTTCGGGTGGCCTTCGGGTAACAGATCAAAGTCCGTTGTGTAAGCGGCGTTCTGGGGTCGCCCTCTACGCAGTAAATATAGGAAAGCATTTACACGAGCCATTGACCACGCCGCACGACTAACACCGGGGCGGTGACTGCTGGAGTATGCGCCAGACCCTCGACGGTAAACCGCTGCGAGTTGGCCAAAAGTTGTCCGCGTCCAATCTGGACGATCAGCGGCAGCCATCGCATCATTATGCTCAGAGACTTTATTCCGTAGGGCCGTCTGAGTATTTTCACCGAGTTTGATGTCGCCGCCAGCGCCCGAAGCAGAGCCGGGAGCGTTCGCGTCAGAACCTGTTATCTGGTCCTCGGGTGGCGCAGGCGCACGGTAAGCCGTGTCATCTTCGGTATCTTTCTGATCATTATCATCTACCTCATCGGCGCGCCATGCATTGCAGTAGTAGCCGCCATCGACGTAATCATCCCAGCGTTCGCACCATGCCTTGTCGCCTTCGACGTTGGACTCGTCGTAGAAATAACAATTCCCACAGGCGCGGCCTTCCGGGACGTTGTCAGCCAATGCGGGCCGGTAGTTATCAGGTAGTGCGCGCTCGCCGCCCGGCTCCAATCCTTCCTTCAGGCTGATCGCGACCATCTGGTCAATCGCCTCCTGCTTCGTCGCGTGACAATGAATAGTGATTGGTTCACCACCCTCATCAAGCTTCACGGTCGCCCACCCAGAACAGTCCGGCTCGGTATCAGAAATAAAATAAGGCAACCTAATCCTGCTTCTGAATCATGACGCTCACGACGTACGAGTTACTCGCGATGCCATAGAGCGACTCTCCCGGATTGAGCGTGATCTGGCGCTCTTCTTTACCATCGAGGTGAATACCGTTCGACGTGGTGACATCGCTGCCACCGAGGAAAACCTGCTGGGCAGACTCATTGTTATGCACGGTCACTCGCTGTGCAGAATCATCCGCTGCAGCCAGTAGCACTCTCTCGGTGCCGACTGTGATTTGCGTGGTAGAGATGGTCACGATGCCACCGGGTAGGCTGCCTGCGGATCTTCCGGTTCGACCTGCGCGATGTTCTGCAGCTGCACGGACGGGAGGCCAGTGTGCGGCAACTCTTCAAGGCCCAGTGACTGCAGCGTCGCCGCCGGGTCGAAGCCCGCCTGCACAAGCTTGACGGCAATCGCAGACTTGATTTCCATCTCTTTCAGGTTCGCAGCGGCCAGATCAACATTCGCGAGCGGCACGCGGTAGACGTCGCCGCCTTCCGTGGGGGCCATGTCCTCAAGGCGATGGATGTCGTTGATGGAGAGGAAGCCGGACTGGATGCCGGTCGAGAAGCTGGCGTAGCGTGACTGTTGATCGCCGCGTAGCAGGCCATCGACGTTGATCTTGAGGTAGCCATCGCCGGTGATGAGGGCACTGTAGGCATCCTCAATCTTGACGATGTAAGGCCGGAGGCAATACGTGACGAAGTGGATGCCGTTCATTTCGACGCTGGCGTAGGACATCGCTCCGGGGGTCGTCACGCCGAGCAGGGCGGGCGGGCATCGGAACGCGCGCGCAATCTCTTCCGTGCTGTATTGGCGCGACTCAAGCATCTGCGCTTCGTTCGGCGCAGCGGATGTCTGACTATATTTTGCGCCACCGAAAAGAACGCCGGGCCGGTGCGACCTGCGGACAGAACGATGCTGCTCCTCGAAGGAATCAGCGAGGTCTTTCGCCTGCTCACGGGTGAGCGATCCGGGGAACTCGATGATGCCGCCGAGGGTGCTGCCCTGACCGAAAAAGAGTTGTGCGAAAGTGTCGAGCGCCTTGCCGAGGCCGAGCGTGTCACGAATCAGATCGATGCGGCTCCGTCCGCGCAACTCTCCCGGCAAGAGCAGCTCGGTCAGGTGCATCATCTCATCGTTGGGGATGATGACGCGGCCCTGATCGACGTGATACTCGGGTCGGAGTGTGACGCGGTTGCGTTTCACTTCGACAAGGCGCGGGTTCAGCACGACGAGGCCGGCGATGCCCTGATCATCACGAAGGATACGGATGAAGGCGTTGCCGTTCATGAGTAGGCTGATCAGTACCTGCGAGAAGTGCGTCGTCCGTGAGATGCCAACCTCGGGCGAGTCGAGCCAGACAGGGCGCGGGTACGCGACGCGCTGATCATCGACGCGACGGAACGTATCCATCGGCAGCGTCGAAATGGAATCAGCGATCAGGCGGACACAAGCGTAAACGGTGCCCAGCTTCAGCGCCTCATCTTGGTTCATGGAGACACCGGCAGGCGTGGTCAGGCTCAGGCTATCCCCAGACGCAAAAAGTGTCTGGAAGGAAATGGAACGCTCCTCAACTTCGCGCCTGAAAAGTCCACCTAACATCAGATCAGTTCCTCTCAAGGGCTACGGCGAATGCGATCATGAACACTCCAACTAGGATGATTCCTGCCGGTGCGAAGATCAGCCCTAAACCCGCCGAGACAATAACCGCACCTAACACCTGTAGACATATGATAGCCGCCCTAAAACGCATAGAATCCCGGAGCACTCTCCACCTCCTGTTTACGAGTCGCACGATCAACCGCCATCGCCAGTGCGATGGCTGCATCTATCTTACGTTTGCTTTTACCCTTCGACAAGCGCCAACCCGCATCCGTTGATCGCGGAGTGGCACTGAGCACCTGATCCGTGAACACTGGATTATCCTCGTGAGCGATCAAGCCGTTGACGATCATCTCGTAGAGGTGGCCGCACGCCGGAACCATTCGCGAGCTGCTCTGCGGAAACTCGACCATCGGCAAGCCATCATCCGCCAAGATCTCAGCGGAGCGCTGCATGTAGGCAGGATCGTACGCCACCTCGATCAGGTTGTATTGCACAGCAATCTTACGGAGGTATTGCTCCACCGCCTGCACATCCACGGCGTTGCCATCCTGAAGCCAAATCTGGGCGCGGACAACGGCGCGTTCGCCTTGCGTCTGCACTAGCACGACGGCGATGGAGTCATGCTTCAGCGCCATGTCGATCCCGACGAACGTCGGCGCATCATCGACGAGCTGCAGCGTCGAATCCGTACAAGCTTGCCAAGCACCCGAAGGCAACCACGATTCCTGCGAACGTACCCACTGATTGAGCCGGTAACGGCGGAACGCCACCTCGGCAGTCTGGCGGGCGGCGACAGCGAAATCCTCTGCACTGATCAAGCCGAGCGGAAGGTTCGGATTGGCAGCTGCCCACGCGGCCTCATCATTTACATCACAAGCCTCGGGCGCTTCCCACCAGAAGAATCCGAACGCCTCATCCTCAATCTCGCCCTCCGCTACGCGCTTGCCATATTGGTAGAGGCGTCCGCAGATACTCTCCAAATCGTAGCCGGCGGTCGTAATCGCCACGACCATCGGATCGCGACGCGCGCCCGACCCGAGCGTCAACGCATCCCACAAATCCTCGTGGACAACGTGCAGCTCATCACAGACAACGGTGGAAGGGTTCAAGCCCTGCACAAGTTTCGAGTCGGCAGCCAACACACGATAGATAGCGCCGGTTTCTGGTACCTCAATCGCATCCCGGTAGACGCGGCAAGTTTTACTCAACGCATCAGACTCTAGGACTTGGCGACGCGCCTCACCGAACACGATGCGAGCCTGCTGCCTGTCGCCTGCAGCCGAATACACTTCAGCGCCCGGCTCGCCCTCCACGAGGCCATACAAGCCAATCAGCGAACCGAGCAAGGACTTGCCAGCTTTCCGCGACAACCCAATCAGCGTTCGCTTGTAACGATACAAGCCATCATCACGCCGCTCATAAATACTGTCCAACAAATCCGCCTGCCAATCAGTGACATGTAGCGGATGCCCAGCCTGCACGCCCTTACTGATCGTCAGGAACGTGCTGCCGAACAATGCGACCGCGGCACCCTCACTCCTCGGATACAACTTCGGCGTCGAGTATTTTGGCCTTGCGCTTGCGATAGTCATCTAGCTTCGTTTCGTATTTGACTTCGGCCAGCCCTAGCCTCGCACGATCCGTAGGCGTAAAGCCCAGCATAGACAAGCCGGTCATGATTTGCGAATCCAATTGACGCAGCCCATTACGCTCACGCCAATCCCCCTCCGTCATCACACGGTAACGCAACAGCTGTCGCTCATCGATCTGCTCGCACAACATCTGGACCAACTCGATATCAGTTTGCGGCGCGATCCACGTCAAGCCGCCCGACCACAACCGATCCCAAAAATCCCTGCCCGGCGTGCCGAGATTCCGGAGCGGCTCCGGAACACTCATCGCGCGCGCCAACGTCGTCGTCGGCTCCGGGAGGGCGCGCTTCCCCGGATTGCCCAATCTTTTCTTCTGCTCCAGCGGCTTCGGTTTGCGTCCAGCGACAGCCATGATCAGTGAGATTCCCGCGCTGCAGAAAAGGTGCGCATTTCGCGGCGGTGTGAAAAGGGCTGCACCGGGCTCT